TGGCTGTCTGGATCGGGATGATGGTGCCAGTGGATGACACGAAAAGGATGCAGCCCATCGTCATACAATTTGATGCTGGCATATGGGATCGCAAGCATGGCCTATTGCCATTCCTGGGCGGCCTCGAGTGTTCCAGTAATGCGTCATCCGTGACGATCATCGTTGCTGAGAGCAAGGAATCGGCGCTTACTGAGATGAATCGGCGCATAGCCGCGCTGAACCGGCGGGTATCCATCCACATGGCCAAGTTTAACGAATTTATGCGCGATGCCAAACCGGGCGATGACCATGAAGATGAAGAGGATGAACCTTGTGAAAAGCCGAAGGTTTACCGGGTTACGCCGGACAGGATAGAGGAAGTCGACAATGCGATGAAGGAAGCCGATGGTGTGGCTAAAGTTGCCGCGAAGATATTGAATATTCCGGGCAGCACATTGCATTATTATCTGAAACGCACAGAATTACGGCACTGGCGGACCATGAAAGGCGAGCGCGCGGAACATTCGGCACGTGTTTTGCATGTCCTGCAATAGATTGTGGTAGCGGCCGCAGTAGCGACGCAGGAGGCGCAGCAGCGCAAAGGCTTGTTTTGGTTACCGATGGATAGTTTACATGGCCAACAATGGCAACACGAAAAAAGACGCATCCGCCGGAGAGCGTAAATATAAAGCATTTGAAATGCGCAAGCTCGGCAAGACCTATCGGCAAATAGGTGCCGAATTGGGATTTAGCCATGTAGCGGCGCGTAAGGCGGTCTATAAGATATTACAGGAAATGCGCCCACCGCAAGAGGATGTCGATTTCCACCGCAACATGCTTTTGACGCGGTATGAGTTCCTAATTGAAAAGCTCTTTGATTCTCTCGAAAATAATCCTGATTCAGCTAATGCCATCCATGACCGCATCCTGAAGACGCTGAACCAAATTGCGGACATAACCGGCGTCAAAGAAAAAACATCGGCGCCCGATAATCCGAATAACGATCTTGCCGCATTTGCTGACATGCTCAAGCAGGCCTGCCTGCAATGATCAAGCCGCCCATAGTCCTGCACGGCCTGACCGATTTGCAGAAGAGGTTATTGTGCGACAATCAGCATCGGTTCTTTGTTCTGCCGCCTGGCCGCCGTTCACGTAAAACGTTGATCTCTATGCAGAAGGTATTGGACGCGGCCCTGCGCAATCCCGGTTGCCGCTATTTTCATGGGGCTCCGATCCGGCAGCAGGCCAAGGATATTTTTTGGGACCGGCTGAAGAACAACACGCGGATGTTCTGGGCCAAACAGCCGAGCGAGACCGAGCTTGTAGTTTTCTTGCGCAATGGCGCGGAGATCCACGTCGAGGGGCTGGATAAGCCGGAGCGTGTCGAGGGACAGCCATGGGATGGCGTCCATATTACCGAATTTCCCAATACCAAAGGCGACGCATGGCCCGCGCATATTCGCCCGGTCCTGTCTGATACCATGGGTTTCGGCATCCTGGACGGGGTGCCCGAGGGAAGGAATCACTTCTATGATTTGGCACTCTACGCCTGTAACGGCATCATTCCAGCGACGCGACCACTCATCGGCGCTTTCGCGGAAAACGGCGAGTGGGCGTATTATCACTGGTTTTCATCGGACGTGCTTTTGCCGGCGGAAATTACTGAGGCCAGGCGCAATCTTGATGAGCGCACATTCCGGCAGGAGTATGAAGGGCAATTCCTCTCATACGAGGGTCAGCTCTACTATAATTTCGACCGTGTCCGCAACGTCAAGGATGATGTGGCAAAATATGACCCGCGCAAGCCGCTTTACCTGTCCACCGATTTCAATAAATCCCCCATGGTCTGGCTTGTCGGTCAAATGGCGGGTGATGCCGGGCTGATTATCGATGAGCTTGAAATCAGCTTCAACGCCAAAACGCAGGGCATGGCGCAGTTGTTCTGTGAGCGCTACAACCGGCACGAAAACCGGAATATCTACATCACCGGCGATGCTTCAGGGGACCACGAGAGCATCCGGGACTGGACCACGGATTATTTGATCATCGAGGAAGTGCTCAAGGCGAACAGATGGCGGATGGTCTTTGATGTGCCGAATAGTAACCCGAATATCAACAATCGGGTAAATATGGTATGTTCTTTGCTATATACTTTAACAGGAAAAACGCGTCTGTTTTTCAATTCCAAGTGTACGCGCCTCATTAACGACATGGAGCGCAATGCCTCGGACGGCAAGGGCGGCAAAGATAAATCCGATCCGTACCAAACCCACAGCTCGGATTGTCTTGATTACCAGGCATGGAAGTGGTTCTCATCCGAATTTTACCATAACGGGATAACGCAGCAATGACAGACTCCCTGATTCATCAACTCAATTACTCCAAAATATATCAAGACGATATGCAGACGCGCATCCTCAATGCCCAGCTGCGCGATTATTTCTTTGACCAGGACTCGGCGGCCATTAAATATCGGCTGCTCGCCGATCTTGCGCCATTCTTCGATTCCGACGACCTGTCAAAACTCAACCCCATCACCCTGGATCAATTTGTCTACGCTTTCATGGAAAAGATTTGCAACGTCTATGACCGGCAACCAGTATTCCAGTTTGAGGAAGGCGTCAACGACGGCCAAAAGGACGCATTTACAAAGTTGATGGAAGAGGTCCGTATCCACCGGATGATGCATGAAAATTTCATGCGTTGCCGGCTGCACAATACCATCCTTGCAACCGTGAAATGGTCTAGGACGTTGGACCGGATATTCATCGAAGGCGGCTACAATATCGGCAACACCTTCATTATCGAACACCCCGAATATCAGTACGAGGCTGCACTTGTAGCCTATGAAACGCTGAGTTGGGACAATAAGACGCGCTGGATAGTCTGGGACCGGGAGCATAACGAGCACTATGCCACCGATGACATGCCGAAATGGGACCCACAGAGTCGTATGGTCACATCCGACAAGATCCCGATCCCTGGCGCGGCCAATGTCAAGGCGCCGGCGGTGTGGCCGTGGACCATCTACCACTACAAATTGCAGAATGATTTCTGGGGTAATGGGCTGGACGGCATTGTGCAGCTGTGCCGGTCGATCAACGTACTGCTCACCGTGCTCAATGATGATTCGATCCGTGAGACCATCCGCATCCTCATCCTCAATTTTAATCCTGCAGGCGCCCGCGGTGAAGACGGGCATCTCAAAACCGGCCTGACCCATCCAATCTATTCGGAGAGCAAGGTCGGCAATACCGTCGCGCCGTCCGGACAAGTAGTGAGCGCGGACCTCTATACCGATCAAATCCTCTCGCTCATCGAAAAGCTGACCGACTTGGTCTCATCGATGCACAACATCCCGAACCCGATCAAATCGCAGCTGACCGATAATCTGGCCGGCGTGACGTTGCGCATGAAGAATGAGCCGCTTCTGCAGCAATGGGAAAAAGACCAGGCCATCATGCGGCCTTACGATATCGATCTGGTCACCCGGGTCGTGGAGGTCAACAATCACTATCGCACAAGCGCCAAAATCGATCCGCGCATATTGGAGCGCATGACCATCGTCTATTCTGACCCGTCCATCGTTACCGATGAAAAGGCGGAGTTGGAAATTGAGCCGTTAAAATGGCAAAGCGGCATCTCCTCGCCAGTAGACTACGTACAGGGCAAACACCCCAATATGACCGAGGCTGAAGCCGAGGAGATGATCCGCAAGAATATCGACATCTACAATGAGCTGATGGGCATGAAAATCAGCGTTGCTGTGCCTGGTGATGAGCAGAACTTAAACGGCGACAAAGAGCCGCCTGCAGGTGCAAATGAAAATTAAAGAATTGATTGAGCAGGAGCTCGCCGATACATCTGTGCATCAGGCCAGATGGCAGGCCATAGTCAAACAGATTATCCTCGAAGAGGGCCCTGCCAACAAAGATCGTATTATGGCCCGCATCAAGGAAGAGGCTGCCAAGATCGGCGCTCGCCTGGTAAAGCGTTCCGTGGGTATGGGCATGGACTGGCTTGCAAAGGGCGAGAAATGAAGCTGCACTTTAATTTGCGCAACTTCCTGCAGCGCGAAGGGCTGACGCTCATCAAATCCTATCAGCGCTTGATGGCCACGCGCAAGGGTATATCGCTGGACCCGGCGCCGAACAATGCCGCGTCTACCATAAAGCGCAAAGGTAAGAATCACTGGATGGTGGATACTGGCAAGCTGAAGCGGCAAGGCTTCAAGATGCTGGCATGGCCGATGCGCCTCAAGGTCTATGCATCCGAGGATGTCCACACGCGCGGCAAAAAGCGCGCGGTCACCTATGAGGACCTGTTCAACTGGCACAATCAGGGCCATGACGGCAAGCGCTATTCCGGCGTGTTCGATAAATTTCCGGCTGGCAGCAAATTCCCGGATCGCCTGAGCACTGAGGTCTATAAGCAGATGCGGCCGCAGATCGAAAAAGAGTTTAATCGCAGAATCAAGAGGGCGATATAATGGCAAAAGAAGTGATCGGCCAGTATGTCTACAAGCAC